TTTACTGGAGTTTCTACAGCTGGTTGCTCAACAACCATTTCTTGTTTTTTTGCCATAATATAATATATAATAAAATTAATAAAAAGAAAGGGTCGAGGCCGAAGCCTCGATCCTTAAAATAATAAGTGCTTATTTCATTAACATGAAATTGTTAGCACCTTGAGTAATTAAACATCTTTCTGATAAGAAGTGTAGTTGCATTGCATCTAAAGCAGATGTAGCAGCTCCAACCGAACCAGTAACCCAAGTTTTCATTCGTCTGTTGTCAGTTTGTGAAGCTCTGTATCTAACATGTAAGAAAGGACGTTTCATATTCTTTCCTAATTGTTGATCGTATACAGAAGATACACCAGCAGGGATTATAACCCCTCTAACAGCATCAGATCCAGCAGTCAAGTTAATACCACCTCTTGCTCCTTTATCATTTAGATATTTCCAGTCAGACTTGTAGAAGTCATAAGAACCTCGTCTGAAACCAGAGAAACCTAAGTTTAATGCCATATCTTCTGAGTTGTTAAATACTCCGTAAGAAGTACCACCAGCTCCGTAAGAGTTCATAGAAGCTAACATATCATCTATTGCAAGAGCAGTTGCTCTATTAACAAATAGCATGTTTTCTTCAATAGCTCCTTGAGAGTCAAACTCAGCTAAGATAGCGTCAAACTCAGCTAAATCAGTAGCAGCGTTAATACCAGTAACACCTGAAGTTACATTACCTCTATCTTCGATAGCAGCAAATAAACCTTCAGTACCAACACCAGCATCAGATCCAGCACCTAAAGTTGTATCAACAACAGTAGAGTTTGAACCTTTAACAGCTTCAATCATTTGCATCTCTAAGTAATCAGTAAATCTAGCTCTTGTATCAGCTTCAGCTTTTAGGTACCATAAGTAACCTGATTGTCCCATTTCACCTGAAACTTCTACCCAACCAATTCTAGATGTATCAGATCCTGATACTTCGTAGTAATCTTTCATAATGATTGGCTTGTTGCTGAATGACTTAAAGTAAGGCTCATTAGCAGTACGTGAAGTAGCACCTTGTGCACCATCTTCAGTTCTGTAAGACTGACCTTTAGCATATTCAGAACCAATAACTAGTAAAGTTGTAGCTGAAGCAGTTTCAGATAAAGCTGTTAAATCAGCAGAACCGTAAGGCTCAACTTGAATAACAGAAGTATCTGCATCTACTACTAATGCTCTAACTGTAGCATTGTTACTTGATAAAAGAACTACATCACTAGTTCTAACACCGTGAGCAGCGATAGTAAATCCATCACCTGACACGTTTCCATCTATATCACTAACAACTGTAAAAGTACCATTTGTAGAACCAGTTCTAGCAACTGTACCTTTTAAAGCGATATGTAAACGACCTTGCTCAGACCAAACAACTTGGTCAGAAGTCATAGCCTCTTCAGCACCTACTTGAGATAAGAAACCTGAAACAGTTCTGTTTCCAAAAACTTCAGCTTCTTTCTCCATTAGGTCTGGTAAATATTGTTGAGCCCACGTTACATCCGTAGTCCCAGTAAAATCTAAATAATTTGTAGATAACGCAACCTGTTGTGGCGTAGGCACGCTATTCAAATTAGTTCCTGCAGTAATTGCCATAATAATTTATTTTTAAATTTGTTATTTATTTGTTTTTAATTTTAAACTTAAAATCAGATGAATTATCGCCTAGCACTCTTACTTTGATTCCACCAGCNTCAACAACTCCGTGTTNTTGNCNNGGATNCATANNTANNTTTTTAGCTTTAGCAACNCTNGNTTTNANAGCNTCAGCNTTNCCTTGNTCGTAAAANTGNTTNGCAATAGCATCAGNNTTCATAGCTGTAAATAAAGATTTATGATAACCTTTAGCATCTGACATTTCATTATTTTCGTTCAAAAACTTTTTGACAAAATTATTAATGTCGCTCTGAGTATCTTTTACTTCATTAGCATTTTTCACATTAAACCTATACTTTTTATCACCGACGTTATATTCAAAACCTTTGAACTTGTCGTTAAAAACTTCTTGAGTTTTTAATCTAAAAGTGTTAGTTTGTTTTTCTGCTACCTTTTTACCCTCTTCCGATTCTTTGTTGTATCTATTAAAGAAGTTTATAGCCTTTTGTTGTTCGGTAGTTAACCTAGAACCAGCTTTAATTTCTTCATAGTATTTGGACTTCTGCCCGTCCAGGTGGGCTTTAGCGCTGGCAACTTGCTCTTTTAACGCTATTTTCTTTTTTCTTATATCTCTGTCTTCATCAACCTCTTCATCATATTTAAAATTGTCTTCAATTAAAAAATCAATTTCATCGGTTGTTAAATGAGATTTAGTTTGTTTATAGTATTCTCTTAATACTGTCATATCGTCATAACTAGAATAATCTTGATTAAGACGAACGTAATCTTCTAATGTACCGCCGGTTTCTTTTATAAACTCTACCACTTTTTGAATATTTTCTGGTAAAGGCTCTCCAGTAGTTTGAGCTTCAGTCATAGCTTCTTCAACTTCTTCAGCTAACTCTTCAGTTTGCTCTTGAACTTCTTCTTCAGTAACTTCTTCTAAAGCTGGTTGTTCTTCTTGTGTTTCAGCTTCCGGTTGTACTTCTTCTTGTTTTTCTGTGGCGTCGGCATTATCATCGACTGGATCCACTCCCTTGTCGTCAGGGTTATCTTCTTTAGTTTCATTTTTTTCTTCTTTTGGTTTTGGTGGTTTGCTAAAATCTACTTTGATAACGCTATCATCTCCTTCGCTATCAAATTTAGTTTCTTCAACTGTTTGTTCAGTTGGCTGTGTAGTTTCTTCAACTACGTTTTCTACGTTTTCTTCCATAATATAATATAATAATAATTAATAAATGTTATCTAGGGTCAAAACCTCCTAAATTAAAGTCGCCTCCTAAGGTATCATTACCTGCAGACTCAAAGTTTTTAGGTGGTTTTTCACTTTTTCTTTGCTCAATCATCTCGCTTTGTTGAGAAGCTTGTATTCTTGTTCTTTGATCTTTACGATCTTCAGCTTGAACTTGCTTTTGTTGCATGGCTTGAGCTTCCATTTGTTTTAACTGCATGTTCATTTCAAACTCCATTTGCATAAGTTGTTTTTTGTACTCAACTTCTTGTGCCATTTTTTGTTGCTCCATTTGTGCTTGTGCTTGCATTATACCCATTTGAGCTTGTGATTTAGCTTGTTCTTTTTGCATTTCACCTTGAGCAGCAGCTTGAGCAGCTTGTTGATTTGCAGCAGACTGTTGTTGAATATTTTGTCGTTGTTGTTCTTGATCTCTAGCTATTTTCTTTTTTCTACGTATTTTTAATAGCTGATTAGCCATTTTGATATTTTTAATTTCTCTAAGATCAATAGCGTCTTCAAGTTCTATGCTACCTTGCTGTAAAGCCATTTGAATATTATTTTCAAGCTGAGCTTTTTCTTCTTCATCAGGCATAAGTTCTATAAATATACCAAAGTCATACAGGTGTAGATTTTGCATTTCTTCTAACGTAGCTACATTGTGATTGCCTATGGCTTGCACAAAAGCATCTTTTGTTGGTGAATATTCTAGTATATCAGATATTCTTAACGATAATTGCTCAGCAACTTCTGATGTTAAATATAAACCAGCTTGTAGTATATGTCTTGTAGCTGTATTACTATTTGCAGCGGCTAATTTTTGTACACCAACTAAAGCATTTTTGTCTGGCGTAGCAGCATCTCTAGCTTCGTTTAATCCGGTAGTATCTCGAATCATTTGCATGTAGTAATTATAAGTTTGAATTAAACTTTGCATTTTGTTACCACCACTACCACTTGTTATTTCTTGTATCGGTACTTTGCCTGGGTTCATATCACCCTCACTTGTAAATGATCTACCTATAACACTACCTGTTTGGAAGAACATATTTAAAGCTTCTTGTGGNTTATAATTTGTTCCGTTACCTAAATCAACTTCAGCTAAACCATCAGCGTCCATATAAACACCATCTGGTACCATACGTGATAACACTTGTTGTAATTTTAAATGAGTGAGCTGTATCATATCAGCAAAACCTGTTATACGTCTTACTAAACTTTCAATTTTACCTTTATACATACGCGGTGCTACAATAGCATAATTCATTCTACACTTTGTGTAATCGCTTTTTGGCCTCATCATATTTTTAGCCATTTCCCACTTTAAAAGCTTATCAGTACCTAGTATCATCGCGCCTTCATATAAACACTCTACTGATTTTTGTAATTTACTAAAATCACCTTCTTTGTTTGCTGGTGGGTCAAATGTATCATCTTTAGGTATAACTTT